AGTATGGAAAATGTACCACCAAACCACTTTTTTTTAGAGTATATAGCTAGACCACAAACCGCTGAAATGTTTTTTGAAGATGTTTTAATGGCTTGTGTATTTTATGGTATGCCAATACTTGCAGAAAACAATAAACCAAGGTTATTATATTATTTTAAACGTAGAGGATATAGAGGTTTTAGTATGAATAGACCTGATAAAGTTTGGAATAAATTATCAACAGCTGAAAAAGAAATAGGTGGTATACCTAACTCTAGTGAAGATATAAGGCAAGCACATGCCGCAGCTATAGAAACTTATATACAAAAATATATAGGTTTAAAAGAAGACCACACTTATGGTGATATGTATTTTAATAGAACTTTAACTGATTGGTCTGGATTTGATATTAATAACAGAACAAAATATGATGCAACAATTAGTTCGGGATTAGCTATAATGGCTTGTAATAGAAACTTATACAAACCAGTTGCTGATAAACAAAGTATAAAAATTTCTTTTGGATTATCTAAGTATAATAACAAAGGAGTAACGTCGAAAATAATAGAATAAATGGCAATTACTACACAGAAAAAATCTAGCTTTCCAAGTCACGCTGTCTCAGATGCTGAGAAGGCTAGCTTGGAATATGGCTTGCAAGTTGCAAGATCCATAGAACATGAGTGGTTTAAAAAAGACGGAGGAAGCAATAAATATCTCCATGCTCAATCAAGGTATAATGACTTAAGGTTGTATGCTAGGGGAGAACAGTCTGTACAAAAATATAAAGATGAATTATCTATAAACGGTGATTTATCATATCTTAATTTAGACTGGAGACCAGTACCAATAATACCAAAGTTTGTTGATATAGTTGTTAATGGTATAGCTGATAGAACTTATGAATTAAAAGCTTTTTCACAAGATCCGACTGCTGCAGCTGAAAGAACAAGGTATATAGAAGATATAGTTACTGACATGGGTAACAGAGAATTTTATACACATGTAGAACAAACTAATAATGTTTCACTATTCAAAAGTCAAGACCCAAATAACTTACCAGAGTCAAACGAAGAATTGTCTTTACATATGCAGCTTGATTATAAGCAAAGTATTGAAATAGCTCAAGAAGAGGCATTAAATAATTTATTTGCTTTAAACGATTACGAATTAGTAAAGAAAAGATTAGATTATGATTTAGCTGTACTTGGTATAGCCTGTGTTAAAAACTTTTTTAACGTGTCTGACGGTGTTAAACTAAAATACGTTGACCCATGTGATATAGTACACTCTTATACTGAGTCACCTTATTTTGACGACTTATATTATATTGGTGAAGTTGAAAGAGTTTCTGTTTCTGATTTAGCAAAAAGATTTCCTAGTTTAACAGATCAAGATATACAAGATATAGAAAATAAAAATGTAACAGGTGATTTTTATAGAAGTCAAAAAACTGATGATGCTTTTGTGCATATATTAAATTTTGAATACAAAACATATCATAGACAAGTTTATAAAATAAAACAAGGTTCTAGTGGTAATGATAAAGCATTAAAAAAAGACGATCAATTTAACCCACCAAAAGATGATAGATCAAGATTTAAAAAAGTAGATAGATCTATAGAGGTTTTATATTGTGGTTCTAAAATTATTGGTTTTGATAAACTGTTAGATTGGGGCATGGCTGAAAATATGACAAGGCCAAAAGCAGATTTAACTAAAGTACATATGTCTTATCAAATATGTGCACCTAGACTTTATAAAGGTAAACCTGAGTCGTTAGTAAGTAGAATGACTAGTTTTGCTGATATGATTCAAATAACTCACTTAAAGCTACAACAAGTTTTATCAAGATTAGTACCAGATGGTGTTTATATGGATGCTGATGGTATAGCTGAAATAGATTTAGGTAATGGAACAAACTATAATCCACAGGAAGCATTAAATATGTACTTCCAAACTGGTTCTGTTATTGGTAGATCAATGACACAAGATGGTGATTTTAACCAGGGTAAAGTTCCAATACAAGAGTTAAGATCTAGTGGAGGTAATCAAAAAATACAAAGCTTAATACAAACTTATAATTACTATATGCAAATGCTTCGTGATGTAACTGGACTAAATGAAGCAAGAGATGGTAGTTTACCAGATAGTAATGCTTTAGTAGGTATACAAAAAATGGCGGCTGCTAATAGTAACACAGCTACAAGACATATATTGCAAGGTGGATTATATCTAACATTAAAAACAGCTGAGTGTTTATCACTTAGAATATCTGATGTGTTAGAATACTCAAACACAAAACAACAGTTTTTAAACACATTGGGTAGATTCAATGTGGCAACTTTAACTGAGGTTTCAGAACTTCATTTACATGATTTTGGTATATACTTAGATTTAATGCCAGATGAAGAAGAAAAACAATTGTTAGAAAACAATATACAAATGGCTCTTCAAAAAGAAAGAATAAATTTAGAAGATGCTATTGATATTAGAGAAATAAAGAATTTAAAGTTAGCAAATCAACTTTTAAAATTACGTAGAAAAAAGAAAGAAAAAATAGACAGAGGTGTTCAGCTTCAAAATATAGAAGCACAAACTCAGTCTAATGCTAAAGCAGCAGAAGCTGCGGCAGCTGCTGAAATGCAAAAAGAGCAAGCTGTTGCTCAAACTAAAATACAAGTGTCTCAAGCACAAAGTCAATTTGACATTGCTAAAATGGAAAGAGAAGCTGCTATTAAAAAAGAATTAATGGAATTTGAATTTAACTTAAATATGCAGTTAAAATCACAAGAAATGCAAGTGATTAAAGATAAAGAGAGTAACAAAGAAGATCGTAAAGATCAAAGAACAAAAATTCAAGCAACTCAACAAAGTGAGTTAATTGAACAGAGAAAAGGAAACACTGGCCCAAAAAACTTTGAATCTAAAGGTTTTGATAACCTAGACGGTTTTGGTTTAGAACAATTTGAGCCAAGGTAATTTTTTAACTATTTAATTATATTATATTATGGAAGAAAAAGAAAACGTAGTTGAAGAAACTACACAAGATACAGTTGAAGAAACTGTTGAAAAGGTTGATCAACCCGCAAAGGAAGAAAAACCTAAAAGTCCTCGCAATGAAGACGGTGATTATAAAGTAGATTTGTCTAATATTAAAACACAAGAAAATGCCATACGGGAAAACGAAAAGCAAGATGACGAAGAAAGTAGTCAAGAAAAGCAAGAAGAAACTCAAGAAAAAGAAGAAGTAATTCTTGAGGAAATTACAGATGAAGAACCAAAACCTGTAAAAGAAGAGGTTGAGGTTGAAGAACCTGTACAAAAAGAACAAACTCCAGGAATGGAACTACCAGAGAATATTGAAAAACTCGTGCAGTTTATGAATGAGACTGGTGGAACGATTGAGGACTACGTCAAACTCAATACGGATTATTCAAATTTTGATGATAATAACTTGTTAAGAGAATATTATCAAAAAACAAAACCACATTTAACTCGAGAAGAAGTATCTTTTTTAATTGAAGATAGATACTCTTTTGACGAAGAAGTTGATGCGGAACGTGACGTAAAACGTAAAAAGCTTGCTTATAAAGAAGCGGTTGCAGAAGCTAAAACGCATCTGGAAGGTTTGAAAGGTAAATATTACGAGGATCTTAAGTTAGGATCTAAGTTAACCCAAGAACAACAGAAGGCTATTGACTTTTTTAATCGTTATAATAAAGAGCAAGAACAAGCAAACGAACTACAACAAAAAGCTAAAACAGTATTTAACAAGGAGACTGATAAAGTTTTTAATGAAGATTTCAAAGGTTTTGATTTTAAAGTTGGAGACAAGAAATATCGCTACAATGTTAAAGACATGCAAAATGTTAAGGAAGATCAAAGTGAATTTTCACAATGGTTAAAACCTTTTATAGGTGATAACTATCAGTTGAAAAACGCTAGTGATTACCATAAAACATTATTTGCAGGTAAAAACGCAGATGCTATTGCAACTCATTTTTATGAGCAAGGTAAAGCCGACGCTATTAAACAAATGACTAGTGAAGCCAAGAATATTAACATGGATGCTAGAAAAACTGGAAGTGGTGTTGTTGATGCTGGAGGCATAAAAGTAAGAGCAATTAGCGGTGACGATAGTTCTAAGCTTAAGAGTAAATTTAAACTTAAAAATTATTAATTAAACTTTAAACATTATTTAAAATGGCAACAGTAAATTTTAACGCAAGTACGCTGGGGAACGGTTTAGTTTCTCCTGCTGCTAAAAAGGTAATCCTGGGAACAGCGAATTACCTTGACATCCGTACAAGCGGATGGGCACAACAATATCTGCCAGACCTTTATGAAGCTGAAGTTGAAAGATATGGAGACAGATCTATCGGCGGATTTTTGAAAATGGTTGGTGCAGAAATGCCTATGTCTTCTGATCAAGTAATTTGGTCTGAGCAAGGTAGATTACATTTAGCTTACAAAGCTACAATTAACCCAACTACAGGTGCGGTTACAGCTCCTAAAGACATCGATGACGAAACTAAAGATGTTAATTTAGCTGTAAGAATCGGACAAACTGTAGTTGCACAAGTAAAACAAAGTTCTGCGTATGTGGTTCTTAAAGCACAAGTAACGGCAGCAAATGACGCTGGTACAACTTGTACGCTTAAGCCTTACGGTTATGACAATTTTGCTGATCACGCAGATTTATCTGGTACAGCTGGTCAAGAAGTTAGATTCTTTGTTTACGGTTCTGATTTCAAAAAAGGACAAGCTGGTTTAGGTGGTTCTGTACAAGCTGAGTTCAAATCTTTTGACAACAAGCCAATGATTATTAAAGACGAGTATCAAATCAATGGATCTGATGCTGCTGCAATTGGTTGGGTTGAAGTTTCTGGTGAAGCTGGACAATCAGGTTACTTATGGTACCTAAAGTCTTCAGG